CTAGTTGTCGCTTTTGCCGTGACTGCTCTTGCCACCTTTTTTACCTGCTTCTGATGCTCTTTCGCGGTCTTCTGCAAAATTGCCGGAACCGCCTCGATGGTTTGCCATTACTGACCTCCGTCTGGGTATAGACATCATATTGCTAGAATTAACGCGGCGTATGGCGGCTGCCATATTTTCGCTACGTGGGACTAAGCTTAGTGAACTGACGTGTTTCTACCCGCGTTTGGTAATATCCTGCAACAGCTTCTTAGCGAGAATAGATATCATCTCCAATAATTATCCATAAGCCGCTCTTATGATTAAAAAAACGCGATGAGATAAAAATGTGTCATTTTGCGACAAAATTGCGTGCTTGTGAAAGTTGTTATAAATCAAATAAGTGGTTGTGAAATTTGCACTCTGAAAAGGACGTCTTATCTTTAAATAAGTGGTAGCGAATCGCTACGGAATAGAGATAACACGAGGAGTGGTTAGAAATGGCTAAAGTTCTGGTGCTTTATTATTCCATGTACGGACATATTGAAACCATGAAGCATTAAAAACACAGAATTACCGAAGATCGTCCAAGAGCATATATTTTTCAATCTGTTACACCTCATTTTGACCATGAAGAAATCAATTTTACACCGTTCTTTATACGTTCTTTTTTGCCCCAAATATGCCCCAAACAACCACATTTTGCCCCAATAGTGCCCCAAACAACCACATTTTGCCCCAATAGTGCCCCAAACATTTAAGGGGATTTAACTTGATATTTCAGATAATTAACGCAAGTTTGCGATGCGAATTTGCGTTAATTTTCTGGATGAGGCATTTACCGTTACCCGTTCATCAATATTCCGCTGATTGACAAATCCTCCAGAGCTATCGCATACTGACCGCACTGAACAAATAAGCGGTCTCCGCACCCGATAGCTTTGCGGCTTTTTTATGCCTGCAATTTGGCATAGTTACATCCGTACAAAGGTCGGGTGGAGAGGCGTAATACAACACCCGCAAGGGGAATATGCCCAGAGCTTCTTATTTGGCTCAGTTGACACCCGACCGCCAGCTACTAACTGGCGGTTATAAACTAAACAAATAAGGAGGTCATCATGACCAGTCAACGCATCCCCGTATTCAACGGCACTATCGCCAACGAAACCACTCTTCTCGTTAATGCCCGTGATTTACATACTTTTCTTGGAGTAGGTAAACGCTTTGCATCGTGGATTACAGAACGTATTGAAGAGTACGGATTCGTTGAAAATCAGGACTATATAGCTATTTCCCAGAAACGGGAAATAGGTTATGGGCGAGGGAAAAAAGACTACCACCTTACCCTCGATACAGCCAAAGAAACGGCGATGGTAGAGCGTAACGAAAAAGGCCGACAGATACGCAGATACTTCATCGAGTGCGAAAAGAAACTTCGCAACATGCAGTCGGCACAAGCAGAACCACAGCAACAATTCACAGACGAGGAAATCATCCTCCTCTGCTACATGCAACTCTGGATGGAAAAAGCCCAGGACCTCAGCAAACACCTGTATCCGATCATGAAAGAGCTGAACTCCTCATACACGAACAAGCTGTATGACATTGCGTTTGAGACCATCTACATGGTGACGAAGAACAGAGATGTGCTACTGAGAGAGGCGGCACGGCTTGACCAGTCGAGTTTCGTAGTTCAGCGGGCCAGACCAATGCTGAAAAGCCTGCGGGCAAGGCAATTCGAATTCTAAAACCAAAGGAGCTTCGGCTCCTTTTTTCATGCCTGAAGGAAAGGAAAATGGCAGATATCATCGACAACGCCGCTGAAATCGAAGAATTGCAGCGCAATCTCTCCCTGCAAAAATACAAATCCGATAGTAATGCCCCATCTGCTACTCATTGTTGCGAGTGTGGCGATCCGATAGATGAGCGGCGACGCCTGGCTGTTCGTGGATGCAGAGCTTGCGCCAGTTGCCAGCAGGATATTGAACTTATCAACAAACAGAGAGGTGTGAAGTGAACATCAACACCACGATAACGATCGATACAGCCCTGAACACCGGCCTAGCGCTCCTTGGTTATTTCTACATCATGTTCTGCAGCGGACGATGGCTGTCACTGTTGTTCATGAAAAAATGGAATAAACGCCGTAAGCAGGAGCAACGCCAAAAGGCAATAGATGCATTTTTCGAAGCCTTCGGTATTGACGGCATGGAACCAGGGGATCCAGCTCGCGCAATTAGCAGAGGGGGCGTAGTAATCCTTGTATACCGGAGTGAAGAGAAAAATGAGCAAGATTGACTATCAGGCACTGCGTGAAAAGGCAGAGAAAGCAACTAAAGGAAGCTACATCGTAGGGCATACATCTGTTAACCAGCACGGCAATTTAACAGGAGTTTTTGTTTGCCAAAAATGGAAAGGAGAACCCGGTGGCGTGATTGCAGAATGTCATGTTAACTGCCTGGTTGAAACAGATGTTCAGGCTTATGCAAACGCTGAATTTATTGCTGCCTTTAATCCAAATGTTGCGCTGGCGCTTCTGGATGAACGGGAAAGAAACCAGCAATACATCAAACGCCGCGACCAGGAGAACGAGGAGATTGCGCTTACGGTTGGGAAGCTGAGAGTTGAGCTGGGAGCAGCAGAGAACAACCTTATTGATAGTGAATGCCATGTTGCTGAACTGGAAGAAGCGCTACGCGATAAGCAGGCGTTACTTGAAGCATCAGAGAAGCGCATAGCAGAACTGGAAGCCGAACTCGTAAGCCAAACTTACAAGTTGCCACACACGCAGTTTGAACAGATTGCTAACCTCTACGAAATGCAATTTGATGACGGTCGCACTTGTGCCTTTCACACTGATGCGCAAAAGGCTGAGCAATGGCTTCAGGCGTGCGACGGAAACAGGGTTCAGGAATACGTTAAGCTGGAACGGTTGCAGAATGCGCTGTCTGGCAACTCTCCGGTAACTCCGGATGGTTGGATAAGTTGTAGTGAGCGAATGCCGGATACCAAAACAGCCGTTCTTGTTGCCGTGGAGTTTGACAGGAAAGGTGACTGGCGAATGAAGTGGGCGACTTACATCCCGGGGCATCCTGACGCTAATGATGGGTGGATAATTCCTGGTGCGTCGTGGAAACCGTCACACTGGATGCCGCTACCAGAACCGCCGCAGGAGGTGAACTGATGGAAAATGAAGGCGATAATATCATCACACTGGTGCAGCCAAAGCGCGATGAAGAGAAGCTGCTGAACATTACAGTAACTGGCAGAAAAAACTACACACAACAGAGCTGTAAGCATCGGGCCATTGAGGTTCATGAACAGGATCACGTTATCCTGTGCTTGCAGTGCGGATGTGTTGTGGACCCTTTTCAGTATGTTCTGCGGTGTGCGAACGATGGTGAGGCTGTGGTGAGAGAGATTAGACAGCTTCATAACAGACACGATCAGCTCCGAGAATCTGTTGCCAGCCTCGAGCGTGAAGAAAAGAACACCAAAGCACGGTTGCGGGCAGCAAGAACTGCAATACTGTATGCGGAAAATGACCTTAAAAATATTGAGCAGAAGGTGAATCAATGACCTGGCCTGAAGCATTCGCAAATGTAGGAACAGTAATGGCGGTGGTGCTGGTTGTGTATTCGATTTGTCGCTGGAGATAAAAACGGTTTGCGGGAAAAGGATAGTTAAGTAGAATTGCTGCGGGTGCTTGAGGCTATCTGCCTCGGGCATGAACACCAACGGCAGATAGAGAAAAACCCACCCGACTATAAATCAAAGTGTATTACCCCCATTTGTTGGACGATGAAATGGGTTTAGTTAACTATGTCGGTATCGACATGACTAAAACAACCTTAAATTGCTCGATTAATAGACAAGTAGTTTTGAAAGATTAAATTTATGCGATCCGGTATTTTCAAGGGATAGCCTTTATGAGGTTATCTTATGGGGTTAAAACATCAAGAACAGTTGTGTTATAATACATAGAAACTAATAAGAGACGTTGCAACTATATGAATGTAATAGATTTGTTTTCTGGCGTTGGAGGTCTAAGTCTTGGTGCTGCACGTGCTGGATTTGATGTTAAAATGGCAGTTGAAATTGATCAACATGCTATTAATACTCACGCAATTAATTTTCCAAGAAGTTTGCACGTCCAAGAAGATGTTTCTTTACTAAATGCAGAAATAATTAAGGGTTTTTTTAAAAACGATATGCCCATAGATGGTATTATTGGCGGTCCTCCGTGCCAAGGATTTAGTTCAATAGGCAAGGGGAATCCTGATGATAGCAGGAATCAGCTTTACATGCATTTCTACCGTTTAGTATCAGAATTACAGCCATTATTCTTTTTGGCAGAAAATGTTCCAGGTATTATGCAAGAGAAATATTCTGGCATTAGAAATAAAGCATTTAATTTGGTTAGCGGTGATTATGATATTCTTGATCCCATCAAGGTAAAAGCATCTGATTATGGTGCTCCAACTATTCGAACTAGATATTTTTTTATCGGTGTAAAAAAATCATTGAAGCTTGATATTTCAGATGAAGTATTTATGCCTAAAATGATTGATCCGGTTACTGTAAAAGATGCTTTGTATGGATTACCAGATATTATCGATGCCAATTGGCAATCAGACTCTGAGAGTTGGCGAACAATTAAAAAAGATCGAAAAGGGGGATTTTATGAAAAATTATGGGGGCAGATCCCTCGGAATGTTGGTGATACAGAATCGATCGCTAAGTTAAAAAATAATATCATATCTGGATGTACCGGAACATTACATAGCAAAATCGTCCAAGAGCGTTATGCTTCCTTATCTTTTGGGGAAACTGATAAAATTTCAAGATCTACAAGATTAGATCCAAATGGTTTTTGCCCGACTTTAAGGGCGGGAACCGCTAGAGATAAAGGAAGCTTTCAAGCCGTCAGGCCGATCCACCCTTATCATCCAAGAGTGATTACACCAAGAGAAGCTGCTAGATTACAAGGCTTCCCTGATTGGTTTCGCTTTCATGTAACTAAATGGCATAGTTTCAGACAAATAGGAAATAGCGTGTCACCAATAGTTGCTGAATATATATTAAAGGGGCTGTACAATTTATTAAATAAAAGAGTACAGCCCGAATATTTAAACCATAATTCTTTGGAAGTTAGGGTATAACCTATAGTATTTATAATAGTTATCCCGTTCATTTTCGTTTAAAGAGAACTCTTCAGCGGCTGCCTGATATGCTTCTTTATCAGGCAGTTTACTATCTAAATTTATCTTTTCTTTAATTGTTAGTGTTGGTATTGCTATTTCTTGCACGTCTTCCCAATTTGTTGAATAAAATTGCCAGTTAGAAAGGTCGCATGCCTTAGATAACTCTATATATTCTTGTTCTGAGGAGAAAAAACCTGATATTGTCAACATGGTATGACTGCCATCATTATATTGATTTAAGGATAATGGGTAATACTGAATCTTATCCTTACGTCCTGAAAGACCACGTTCTATTGCTGATCTAAAAGCGTTTGTAATAATTCGTATTAAAAGAGCTTTAATCTTACGATCTGAAAGATCTGCATTTGATATCTGAAGATTAAAATCAAGATACTTTTTCCCAAGCAATGATTTTAATGAATTAATAAAAGCTTCTTTAAAAATATCTAAACTTTCTCCAACTCTACGTTGGTAATAAGAACTAGGATTTATGGGGAAGGTGACCTTCAAAATATCAAAAGAGCTTACTTTAGTACTTAGTAAGTGTATATCATCTAGATCCGTTTGTATTTTTTTCGGGGAGGCATAGTCTAACCATGTTATTGATGGTTTAGAAAAACTATAATCAAGAATAAAGTCATGAGCTGATATTAGCTTACAATCAATACAATTATAAGGCAAATTATATTTTTGTCTGATGTGAGTAGACTCTTGTTCTTCGAGAGAAATCATATCAGAAAGAGCGATACGATTATGCATGATTCTAAAATCTTCAAGCATCGGACCACCAAAACCTATATATGTATATTCTTGAATATTTAGTCTTTTGCTTAAGAGGTTTAGGCTTTCGAGAAAAATCTCTCTATCAATAGACTTATTATGCCTTAAGTGATAGGGAATGTATTGTCCAGACATCACTTCACCTCTTCAATCACCGTATCAAAGCATTGCATCCCCACATCAGAAGCGCTAGCATCTTCATGTCCAAAGAAATATTTAGATAAAATTTTAACATCTTCTTTCTCTCTGGTGAAGATTATTCGTACAGTAGAGCTTTTTTTTACTGGGGTAGGCAGCTTAGGTGTATATCGCCACTCATTTTTGTTTCTATTAGGGTTGGACCAGTTATTTTTTTTATCTTCTGGAGTTGATTGTGGGGTAATTTCAAATAAAGATTGAGCTTCATGTGACTGAGCTGACTTAAGTAATTTTTTCCCTTCTTCAAGATGCTCACCTTTCCACTGATTGGTGAATCGAATAAAATGCATCATCCCTTCAATCATTTTATTTCGTACATCATTGTACAATGTAGAACTAAGATCGACACCTCGTTTCGTTGTTGTTATTGGTAATTTTTCTGGGTTTTTACTGGTAAAGCGAACAACCCCAGAAATTGCTATAAATTGGGTATGAAACCTTGGTACATTAGCAAAGCCCCAACCTGTGAGATGTGTCTTATCACAATATAGAACAACGCGGTCATTGCAAATGACAGTCCATCCAGCATCATCAGAACTCCTTTTTTCTAAAACATCATCATTGTCATCTTCTAAATTTTTATAGAAGCCAACAACTAAATCGATATCAACATCGTCTATTTTAGCTTTATATATGTATGGTTCTATTTTAGAATGATCAGTTATGATGTTAATCGGATTATGTTCAACAACAACTCCATTTAATTCTATTTTAAATCCTTTTTGAATAATAAATGACAATGAGTGTTTTATCTGTAAAAAGAGATCAGTAAGATATGTGCTCTCATTAAATTTTTGTGCCACATTAGAATGGAGTTTTTTTATCTCTATAGTTGTGCCTGTTGGATTTTTGTTATCATAGTCACTCTCGTGCATCGGTATTTTCCAACCATCACCATCGATCCAATCAGGTGTTATATCTACAGTGAATGCGCCATCGGGATTATTCGATTGTATTGAGCAATCTCTACCCATTTTAAAAATGGCTCTTTTCATACCAATACCATAGACGCCAACGGTGCCTTCATTTTCTTCTTCTTTTTGATGGGGTCGTCCCATTTTAAAAGCATATTCTCGGAAGCTTTTAGGGATACCTCCGCAATTGTCTTCTATAATAAAGACATCTTTATTAATCGTAAGTTTCGCATAAAATCCTTCATATGGTTTTGAAGTTTTTTTTGTGTCTTTTATTGTACGTAAAGCCCCATCGACGCAGTTATCAAGCAGATCAAGTATGGCATCGTTTAAGTCGATATCTCGAGTTAGCATACTTACAAAAAATCTTTTACTAGGACTAAAGTCTGCTGTTGGAGTCGTGTTCTCAGTCATAATTTACTCTCTATGTGTTTGGGAAAATAAATACCTTAAGTGCAAATTGTTGATTTTAAACGCTTCGCATGCGAAGTCAACGATGTTAAGAAAGAAAGTGCATGTGATCTAACAGTATGTTTTTAAAAAAAGATTAGCTTTATGAGAATTCAGGACTGAATCCCGTGAGAGGAAAATAACATATGTTATTGTTGCATTGCTGTGTTGTTTGGGATTTGTTGCACCATTCTGGCGTTGGTATATCTAGTTCGTTGTTCATTTTGTTAATTGTACAACAGGCAGACAACAGAGAGCTTTTAGCCTAGTTAGCTTACGAAATTAAACAACTAAGATTATCGGCGGGGAGTGGTCACCGCTACTCTTTGGCTAGGAGACTTCAACGCAACCGCACACAACCAGCTTCGGCGGGTTTTGTTTTTTCCTGGCATTCTGGTTTACAATTTGCGTGCTAGCTTGAACAACTGGCATCTGCTGCACTGCGCCATCGAGAGATTGAGAAATGGCGCATATACAACTGGTCAAACAAACTTCTTCTGGTTTACTTCTCCCGGCGACGCCGGAGAGTTGCGATTTTCTGCATCAAATCAAAATAGGTGAGTGGATACACGCAGATTTTAAGCGTGTGCGTAACTACGCATTCCACAAGCGTTTTTTCAAACTCCTGCAACTGGGATTCGATTACTGGACTCCGGTCGGTGGGGCGATCACGCCTCGCGAACGAGAACTGCTGTCTGGTTTCGTTGATTACCTGTGCGAATCAGTTGGTCGGGAACACACGCCAGCCCTGAGTGATGCCGCAGAGCAATACCTTAACACCGTTGCGACTCGTAGAACCCGGGATACGGCGTTGCTAAAGTCGTTTGAGGCTTTCCGCGAGTGGGTAACCATTCAGGCCGGATTTTACACCGAGCATATTTATCCGGACGGTAGCCGTGGGCGTCGGGCAAAATCCATCGCTTTTGCGAATATGGACGAAGTCGAGTTTCAGCAGGTTTATAAATCTGTACTGAATGTGCTGTGGAACTGGATTCTGTTCCGTAAATTCTCCTCTCAGGAGGAAGTTGAAAATGTGGCCGCACAACTACTGGAGTTTGCGTAATGGTGAATTTACGTAAAGCGGCTAAAGGCCAGATATGCCAGATCAGAATCCCTGGCTACTGCAATCACAATCCCGAAACCTCTGTGCTGGCGCATTACAGGCTGGCGGGAACGTGCGGAACAGCGATAAAGCCACACGATATGCAGGCAGCGATTGCCTGTAACTCATGCCACGATTTAATCGACGGGAGAGTAAAAACCAGCGATTACACCAAAGAAGAATTGCGCCTGATGCATGCAGAAGGTGTTTTTCGCACACAAGAGATCTGGAGAAAGGACGGTTATTTATGATTTACCCAACGAACACAGGAAAAAGCGGAGAGCACCTTCGTCTCACCACGCTGGAAAGTGTCTGGATTCAGGGGAAACTACGTATGTGGGGGCGCTGGTCGTATATTGGCGGCGGTAAGACGGGAAATATGTTCAACCAGTTGCTGACCTCTAAAAAGCTGACAAAAACGGCAATTAACGAGGCGCTCCGGAGGATGAAAAAAGCGGGTCTGGACAAACCTGAACTTGAGGCTTTTTTGCGGGATATGATCAACGGCAAGCAAAAAAGCTGGCTGGTGCATTGTACCGATTCAGAGGCGTTAATAATCGACAGGGTTATTGGTGAAGTACTGGCAGGTTATCCCGGGCTGCTCAATGTTCTGAGTCAGCGTTATGTGGGGCGGGGGATGACTAAGCGCAAAATGGCTGAACTGCTGAATGATGCACATCCGGAATGGAGTTTAAGAACCTGTGAAAGACGCATTGAGCATTGGCTAAAGGTGGCAGAATTTATTTTGTACAAACCAATGGTTATGGCTTTTGGTATAGAGAAAAAAGTTATTGCTTTTTGACGTAAAAACTGCTTCAATTCCGGTAAGCTTCGCAAAGCTGTACCGCGAGGCGAATAGCAGACATGGACATTTGAAAGAGCCCGCTTTTTGCGGGTTTTTTTATGACTGAAAAACGGCACGGGGCGTTAAACGCGCTGGTGGTTGCTAATACCGGTCTTTCAACTTGCTGGCTTTTTCGACAAGAGTTATTGGTATGTCACGTTAACCGGAAAAGGGAAAAAGACATGCTAAAACAGCAGGATATGACAGAAACCGCCAGAGTGGTGTTTAATGAATTAAGCGTTACCGAACCGGCGACAGTCGGGGAGATTGCGCAGAATACTTACCTTTCACGCGAACGCTGCCAGTTAATACTGACCCAGCTGGTTATGGCGGGTCTGGCAGACTATCAGTGCGGTTGTTACAGACGCATTCAGTCCTGAAGGCTTTTTATTTGTGGTAAATGGGCGGCTGGTGGGGGGGGCGGCACCTGTCAGTCCTTTGCTTATGTGTTGATGATAATTTACCTTTTGGGGCTATAATTGAGCTAACCAATTGCTAATGAAAGTAAAATTATAATGGCTGTTGTCTGTTCAGTTATCATGGTTTGCTCCCCAATTAATATTTTTCTTGAAAAGGATACGTTGTCACTTAAGCCAGGCTCAGTCGTTCTGGCCACCAAATGCATCAGGGAGCTTTTCCTTATGCATTATGGCAAAGTTAAAATTGTCGATATAAGCGAATCCGTCGTAAGTCAATATCTGGAAAGTCAGCATAAGCTGACGAGGACTCGTCTGACTGACATTCCGCTTTACCTGTTGCTGGAACCCAACAATCCTGCGTTGGCTGCGGCTTTAATTACCAGCCAGGGATTTTCCGGAGAGGTCACGGATATGTTTCTTATGATGGCCTGCCTGTCTCTGTTTGAAACAGATGAACGGATGTCATTGTTTTTAAGTGGATGTTTATCCAGCATAAGTGCCAAAGTCAGGGCGATAATTCAGACAGATATATCAGCAAGCTGGACGCTTGGTGCGATTGCTCTACAGTTGCATATGAGTGAGAGTTTGTTAAAGACAAAACTGAAAAATGAAGGGCACATGTTCAGTCGCTTGTTGCTGGAAGAGCGGATGCGTGTTGCTGTCAATATGTTATGTTCCCGGCATGGATATGGACAGGCTGTAGCAGAAAAATGCGGTTATTCAAGCTGGTCCTACTTTATTTCTGTATTTCACCGCTATTATGGCTTCCCGCCAGACAGATATGTATCCAGGCAAGGGCTTGATTATTGA